GGTGTTAAGCTCCAAGCAGTAGACCGGCGGGGCTACCATCTTCATACCCTTGCTCAGCCGCTTGACCATCTTGCCGGTGAGCACCCCGCGATCCGTGAGCATCTGCATGGTCTCCTTGTAGTTGACCTGCAGGTTGGCGCAGTCGCGCTTGAACGGCGCAGCAGCGATGTACATCTTCTGGGTGTCGGGCTCCCAGCGGATCAGGAGTTCGCTACGCGGCTCCAGTATCGGGGCGGCATGCATGTTGGACCGTGCGTCCGCTTCCTCGTTCACCACCAAGATGCTCTGGATGTTGCGACGGATGAAGTCGCCGATCACCTCAATCGCGTTGTTGCGCGGGGGCTGCACGTCCTCACGTAGGCTCAGCAGCATCTTGCATGCCCAGTCGTAGATGCGCGGCATATCCCAGTCGATAAGGCCAATGTGCTTGGCAATCGCACCACCCGTGAGGTTAGCGGCCAGCACTGCCGACCAGAAGCGCTCGCGCTGCGTGAGCTTCAACTCACGGTCCAGCTTAGCCTGCGTATGGAGCGCAGTCTTCTTTGCCTGCTCATAGTTAGCCAGCAGCCATGCTGCGTAGACGCGCCCTGCGTGCCCGTTGTTCTCCATCAGCTGGTGATCGAACATGTTCTTAGCCACCATCGGATCAAGGGTGTCGGTGTAGTCGATCTTGTACTCGATGAGGCGCATCAGCTCCCCATCGGGGCTGTTCTTGGCCACGCCCATCTTCTCGTAGAAGGAGGCATTCGACGAGCACAGGGCCATCGTCTGCCACGTGGTAGCGTTGTGGCGCAGCTCGTTCGAGGAAGCCTTCACGCGGTCCTTACCGCGCCCTTGGGTGATGTTATAGACCAACGTCGAGAAGTCTTGCGGGGACATGTTGGTCATCTCGTCCACCGTGTACGGCAGGTTGTTCATGACCCCGAGACGCAGCACCTTGGCGTTTAGCGTGTCTTCCTTCACGCAGCACAGTGCGTCGGGCGTTCCCCAGATGCTGTTGCACATGTGCAGGATGGTGGTCTTGCCGGTGCCAGAGTGCGGGTGGATGACGTTAAGCATCGCACCGCGCTGACCGAGGAACTTGAAGATCGGCGCACCGAAGCCAGTCAGCGCAGCGAACGCATGCGGCTCCAGACCGGGGAGGCCGTAGAGGTTGAAGACCTCCTTCCACTTCTCCAGTGAGCCTACTGGCCCCATGCGCTCTGCGATAGACGCGGTGATTGACGAGGGCGGGCTATAGAACGTGCCCTCTATCGTGACCTCCGAGTCGCCAATGATGAACTTGCTGTCGTTGTCAGCCCAACCGAATTGAAGTCGCATTTGCTCTGCCTTTCTTTTTTCTGAGAGCGCCATCAAGGACGCTCGGATATACTCTGCCAAATATTCAAACCGCCTTTTGCCACACAGGATGCCTTCCCCCGCGAGGAGCTTGCGCAGGTCTCCTGCCTCGGAAATCTTGACCAGCGGCGCTGTGAACTCACGGATGCCGTCCTGAGGGGTATGGAACTTGAAGACCGCTACGTCCTTCTCGATGGGGTCACGCATGCGCTTGAGGATGTAGAAGTCGTAAGGGAACACGAGGATGTCGCCCTCTTCGACGGGCTTGCCGTCCTTCCCCAGCGGTGGCTTCCGGTAGATGCCCCCTGCCTTGCCCCTGAAGAACGGGAACGGGTACTCAGGGATGATGTGGGTCTTGGGTGCGATCCCCTCTTCCTCGGGCTCCTCGACAATCACGTTGTCTTCTTCGGTAGCCGCGAGCACCTCGTTGCCCAGCGTGATCGGCGACTTGATCTTCTCCGCGAACGGGCAGCCGTCGCAACCCCCCGGGTTGTTCCGTTCAAACGTCTCGCAGGTGTGCGGCCCCACGATGTGCTTTATCTTCTGGAGCGTCTTGTGCGGATCGTAATCTGGGTGGCCCTCCGACATAGTGTGGATGGCGGTGTCTTGGTCTGCGCAGAACTTCGCAATCGAGAGCGCGTTGAACCAGCGGTTCTCAGGTAGCGATGCACGGTTCTCGTAGCAGTCCAGCAGCTGCTGGCACCCGTCCCCGTCGATGCTGCGCTGGAGGATTTTAGCGAAGCTGGCGGTGATGTTCTCCTGCAGGGTCCGAGCAAGCTCGGACAGCTCCCGCTTCGGCGTCTCCAATGGCACCAGCTGCGCCGTCTTCACCCCCAAGATTTTATAGAACTCCTCGAAGTCAATCGGGTCGGCAGTCGCCATCACCGTCACCTCGTGGGGCGGATCGTCTTTGTAGTTGAATGTGCCGGGTATGCGCAGGATGCGCGCAACCTCGAAGACGTTGGGGTCAACGTAAAGGTCGTGCGTGTTGCATAGCTTGCGCAGCCGCTCGGCTACGGGCTCCCACTGCTCTCTTGTGACAGTTCCCGTCAGTGGCCAGTATGCGTGTATGCCGCGCCCTGAGTTGACGAGGATGGGACGGGGCAGCCCTACCGTGCGGCAGAACCGTTGAAGTGCGGCCAATCCGGTGGCTTGATTAATATAGCCGTCCGGACGCCCTGTCTTAGGGTTCGGCTCGGCCTTGGCTTCCCCGCAGTCGATATCGAGCCAGAAGGCTTTAAGCCCCTGCACGTTCTCTTTGGTGCGGTTGGCATCCGTCGCGTACTTGGCGACTCCGTAGAATACGTTCCAGCCGCTCTTAGACCTGCGTTCAGCAAGGGCATCCACCTCCTCCCGCGTGGCCAGAAGGTCCTGCCTCCGCTGCAAGTCTTTGCCGGAGCCTTTCAGGCTCACGACAGCGAACCAGCCCTCGTCTGGTTGCACTGCGCTTAGGAGGTCGAAATCGGTCATAAATGAGGTCGCTACTCATCGGGCGCAAAAGCACCTGTGGGAAGGAGAACAGTGCAGGGTAAACACCCTACGGTAGCTTGGCGAGATAGGCGTTGACCGCTGCGCGAAGCGATACAGTGGGATTAGAGACCCCGCTGAACCAGTTATACACAGTCTGGCGCGATACTTTGAACTCGCGAGCCACAGCTGAGACAGGCACTCGATGCTTTATGCATGCCCGCCCCAGCTGTACGCCCAAGAGATGCCCATCGGCTTGGCCGTTCTGCTCTATGAGCCGCTGGCTATAGCCGTGCATCATGCTCAATCGTCCCCGTCGTCCTCGTCATCACCCCAAGCGTTGAGGACCGAGGCGAGATCGCCCTGCTCGACAACGACGTCAGCGGCCTTCTTCGGGGCGCGCTTCTTGGGTTCCGCGATGACCTCTTCATCCTCATCATCGGGCTCGTCGGAGTAGATGACCTTGGGCTTCGGCGCTTCGACCTCGGCCTCACGGGGCTTGGCAGCTGCCGCATCCTGCGCACCCACAGTCAGCACAATCATCTGACGCGTGGCCGGATCGTTACGCGCGGCCTGAACTTGCAGGTACTCCTCGTCAGTGACACCACGCATCGGGGTGAACTGAAGCTCCATGGTTTCCGCATCGAGGTTGTAGGCGATGTTGGTCACCACAGTGTCGGGACCTTCGCCGTTGGCGATGAGGAACTTCACGTAGCTCTCGAAGGGGTACACGTTGCCGCTGCCCTTACCGAACAGGCTCTTGGCGGGTACGTTGAACTGGTAGACGTCACCCGAATCATCACCCTCGATCAGCAGCGCGATGCGGCGCTGGAAGCGGCATGCACGGCCCTTACCCATGCTACCGGAACCAACCACGTTCTGAGGGCAAGAGGCACAGTTGCTAGCCTGCGGATTACCCGCAGCGGGTTCCGGCTTGTCACCGAGGTTCGACCAGCAGTCAGGCAGGGTCGGCTTGGCATCCGGATCGTACGCACCTGCGTAGAACACGCGGCTCACCTTGGGCAGCGCATCGACGATGATGGCATTGAACTCGCCACGGATGGCCTTGCCGATCTGCTCGCCGTTGACCATGCGCTTGAAGGTGCCGTTGGTGCCGGTCTTGATGCTACGCGAAGTTCTCGGTGCGGCCAGCGACTTTGCGAGATCGCTCAGCTCACGGCGCGCGACGGTCGAGACAGCGCCCGCCTGCTTGAAGATGGTAAGATTGCTCATTTGGTTTCTCCTTTGAGGAAGTCGTAAAAGCGGTTTGCGATGTATCTGGTGTCGTCGATCTGCTGCTCGATACTGGCAGTAATGTGCCCTTCCTTGAGCCAGACTTTATGGAGATTCACTGCCATTTCTAGCGCTTTGCCGCGCAGATGCGCATCGAGTTGGGGATCGTCCATTATTGCTCCTCATTTACTGGTAGGCTTGCGTACGCGGATCACGTACTTGGTGTCGGCATTCAGCCCGATGGGTAGGTCCTCGGGGTTATCCTCAAGGAACTGGCGCATGTTGCCGTTGTGGATGCGCTGCTCCAGCAAGTAGGGCGCATCCTGTTCCTTGATGAACTGATACATGGATTCCCAGTCGCTCGTCCAATACCGAGTGGTTGTCGTCCGAGTGACCGTACCGGCAGCGGTGCGAATGCTGTCGAGGTTCTGGTCGTTGCACAGGGCAAGCAGGGCGTCGGAGATTACCTCCTGCTGAGCCTTGAGCCCAGCTATCTCCTGCTTGTGTGCTTCTTCTTTCTCTTGGATCGCATCCCGTATCTTGCGGTAGGCGAGCACAAGCTCATCTGCTTTGACATCTTGCATGATTTTGCTCCTCATTGCCCCACCAGAATATTCTTACATTACACAATGTCAAGCGCTTTGTAAGATTTCTTGGCGGTACAGATCGATAATTTGTTGATGGTTGGCGATGTTACCCCTAAGCATATGATAAAGCTTAGCTTCCACGTCGCTGCCGCTGATGTGTACGATGGTCATCGCATGCTTTTGACCCGGACGGTCGATGCGCGCGTTGGCCTGTAGATAGGTCTCAACCGACGTCACTGGTGCGTACCAAATTATGGTGTCGGCTTCGGTCAGTGTGAGCCCGTGCGAGGCCGCTTGCGGCTGGATGAGCAGCACCCGTGGGTGCTCGCTGGACTGGAACCGCGCTACGATATCGCTGCGCTTGTTGAGGTTTACCTTGCCGTTGATGACGTCGCAGGTGATCTTCTCTTTCTCTAGGGCCTCGCGCAGCAGTTCGATGGTGTGCGTGAAGGGCACGAAGACCAGCACCTTGCGGGTGGTTTCCCCGATAGCTTCCAGCACGA